AACCTTCCTCAAGCTGGTCGGTACAGGTGAGAGAAAGAAGTCTTACACAACCGACCTTGACCTTTTACCCAAAGGCCACAGACAAAGAGTTGAAGCCAAGGTTGAAGCCTTGGCCATACCTGACAAATACAGCCATATTGACTTCACACCACCAAAGGGAGCACAAGACGCTGCCAAACGTGCCTTGGAAGTCAGAGCAACAAAGCCACCTTCACAGCGTGGTATGACACCTGTGGGAATTGCTAGAGCTAGAGACCTAGCCAATGGCAAAACACTTTCTCCCGAAACGGTGAAGCGTATGCTTGCCTACTTCACTCGCCATGAAGTTGACAAAAAAGGTTCAACTTGGAGCGACCAAGGGAAGGGGTGGCAGGCTTGGCAAGGTTGGGGCGGTGACGCTGGTTATTCTTTTGCAAGGAAAGTTGTGAACCAAATGAAAAGAGCAGATGAAAAGCAAACAGCACTTCGTGCTTATGGTGAAGCAATCCAGCTCACCAACCTTAGAGAACCATCTTATGACTTGCCCGAAGGCTTAACCATTGGGAAGCCCTTCAAGACTTTGGCCCTTGGTCAAGTGTCTTCAAGAATGAACGGTGAAAACATTGGCCAAGAAATAGACCATGAACTTCTTGGTGAAATGATACGAGTATTTAAAAAACGTCAATATGCTGATCCTGTAATTATTGATTGGCAGCATGCAACAAGCCCTTTTCAAGGTGGACACCCTGCACCACCCGAAAGCGGAAATGCACTTGGCTTAATCGTAGACATTGAGCTTAGAGAAGATGGTCTTTATGCAACACCTGCTTATAATGAAAGAGGTCTTGACGTGGTCAAGTCTGCAGGTGGTGTTCTATGGTCTTCACCTGAGTTTATCGTTGGTGATGTCTTCGCTCGTGACGGTGGAAACCCCATTGGAAGTGCTCAACTTTTAGCTATTACACTTACTCCACGACCTGCACAGTCTAATGATAAGATTGGTCGTGTACTCTTAAACGAAAGGACAACCTCAATGGATAACATTGAAGCCCTATCTGTTGAAGAACTTCGTCAAATGCTTGTCGCTAAAGACGCATTGGTCAAGGAGCTTGAACAGAAAATGAAGGACATGATGGAAGATTCAGAGTCAGCAATGGTTGACGAAAAAGAAGAAACCATGATGGAAGAAGAAGACAAAGCCGAAAAGATGGCTGAGTCTAAAGAAGAAGATAAAGCTGAAAAGATGATGGAAGATGAAGAAAAGAAGTCTTACAAGATGAGTGAGACCTTGACTGAGTCAACCCTTCTAAGTGAAGTCCAAGCCTTGCGTGAAAACAATGCTAAACTATCACAGCGTCTTGAAGCCATTGAAGCCGAGAAGAAAGAAGTTGAAAAGCGTGAAGCTGTCAACCTTCTTCTTAATGAAGGCAAGATCACACCAAGTGAAGTTGAAGTTGCTGGCAAGGCCTTTGAACTTCGTGAGCTTCAAGGTGAGTTTTGGACTATGTTCTCAGAGCGACCTTCCAACAGTGCTGTGCCATTGGTAGAGGTTGGTCATGGTGCAAGTGGTCAAGAGATTAACAAGGCTACCCTTGACCAAGAAGTGAGAAAACTAGCTAGTGAGAAATCAGTTAGCTATTCAGAAGCCTTGAACCTTTTCGCTAAATCAAACCCCGACTATTACAATAAGGTCTTTGGAGCTTAATCATGTCAAATATTATCAATTCTTTTGTAGCTGCTGAAGCTATTACTGAGTTTGCCCTTGTTTCTGTTAACACAGCTGGCAAGATTGTTATTACTGATGCCGCTACTGATGCTCGTTGCGTTGGTATTGCACAACGTGCTTGTGCAAGCGGTGACAGTGTGGAAGTTCTTGTGCAAGGTGTAAGTCGTGTGATTGCAGGTGCGACCATTGCAAACACTGTTTCCCTTGTTATGGCTGATACTGATGGGAAAGTTGTTACTCATGCAACAACAGGAAACTACAGCATTGGCCAAATCCTACCTAACATCAACCAAACTTCAGCAAGTGCAAGCGATCAAATCTTGATTAAATTCACAGGCCCTTGCAACTTACTACCTTAAGGAGCTTAACACATGGCTAGTTCATACGCTAATTTACACCCTGTTGACCAAATTTTAACAAGCCTTGTTCAAGAAGCTGTTCCAAGTGATGACCAGCTTATCGCTGACAAGGTTCTTGAGACCATCAAAGTTCCCGAGCGTTCAGGTACTCTTTTAGTTGAGAATACCCGCAACTTTATGGGAGCAGGTGCAGGTCTTGACATCGAGAGAGCACCTGGCTCAAGTCGTGCTTCTATTGGTGGCTTTGATCGTTCAAGCCAAACCTTCAAAGCCAAGATTTATTCAGCAAGTGATTCAATCGCAATGGAAGACATCTTTGACAGCCAATACCCTGGCAGCGAAGAAGCACGTATTGCAAAGAAGGTTGCTCGAGTAATGAAACTTGCTCGTGAGAAGAGAGCGGCTGATTTATTATTTGGTACAAGCAACTTCAACAACAACAATTCAACAGCTGAATTTGGTGGCAAGTTCAATGCTGCAGGTGCTGAAGGTCTTAGTTATCTCCATGAGCTTAAGGACACTGTTTTTGAGGCAGCACATGGAATCAATCCTGATACCTTAATCTTTGGTCGTCAACTCTTCAGAGAGCTTGCACGAAATCCAGAAGTCCGTGGTTATGTTGGTGATTCGACTGCAGGTATCGCTAGTGGTAATCGCATCTTGAATGATGAAGCTGTTATTGCTGTGCTTCGTGATGTCCTTGGTATTCCAAACATCTATGTTGGTCAAGCTCGTCAAGATACTGCAGTGCCAGGTGCTACTTCTTCAGAAAGCTACATTTGGACAGGTGACAGCTTGTTTATGGGTATCCTTCGTGGAAGTGATGCTATCGTTCAAAAGAGTGGTAACGTGAAGGGTATGCCTGTAGCAGCTCTTAACCTTGCTTTCTCTGATATGGTAAGCGGTCAGTATGACAGCCTAGACAAAACACGTCGTTATGTTTGGGGTGAAGAGGTTAACTCTTTCCACGCTGTAGATTCAACCCTTGGTCGTATCATCACTGACTGTCTATAAGGTGAAAGATGCTTTGTACATGTGGCCAACAAATATCCTTACTCGCTGAGAATGACGCAGATAAGGAAGCAATAGAGGACTTGACAAGACAGGCAAAAAGTCAGTCAGGTCCAATGGCCACATTGACAAGGGCAAGACGTGACCAGCTAAAGGCAGAAGTAAAGGCTGAACAGGCTTTTGCTAAGTCCTTGAAGCAAGGAGCTTTGGATATTTCCAAGGCCATGGAAATAGCAATTAAGACAGCAAGAGTCGAAACCATAATGAACTATACTGATGAACAGCTTATGCAGTTCATTCTTGAAAATGGTCTTGGCCTTGCTGTTGATGAATTCATTGAACAAACTGACTTAATAAGACAGGCTGTTCAAAAAGGCATATTGGCGATAAGGACAGATGTTGACTTTTCAAACATTGCTTCAAACATGCAAGCAATCCAAGCCATGACTGCCAAACAAGTATTTGAAGACGTGATCTTACCACCTGTTAAGAAAAGTATTGCTAGAGGTCTACAAGATGCAATCTTGGAAGTACCAGCTGAAATCATAGCAAGCAATCTCCAAATACAACTTGAAAGCGCAATGGGTAGGCAGCTAACAGAAGTCAAGACGCAAATATCTTCCTTTGGTCGTTCAATAACTGCCTTTGTTGCAGAAGACGCAGGACTTGACCACTACCTTTACACAGGCCCCAAAGACGGTATAACAAGACCTTTTTGTCGTGAACTCATTGGCTTGGTAGTTACCAAGGAGCAAATGAGAAAACTTGACAATGGTCAAGGGCTTGGTGTGCTAGTATATTGCGGTGGATATAATTGCCGCCATAGTTGGTCACCTGTCAGTGAAGGTTTCATTGAAGCTGCTAAACTACCCCTTGCGACCAATACAAATATCAATCAAGCAAACAATAAAGCACAAAGGTGATAGCCATGATTAAGGTTGCTACAGATACAGACTTACTTTTTGAATGGAACGCACCAACACCCATCACAGGTAGTGTGACCTTAAAAGTGTATGCTACAAGCACACCTGTGACAGTGGCCTTGACCCAAAGCAGGACAGCCTTAACGGTGACAGCCATTGCAAGCGACCGAAGAACATTGACACTTTCAGCAAGTGCAACAGCCTTGCAAGCTGACCAAGTTAAGGCCTTCTTTGTGACCAATGGAGACACTTACTTTTCAGTAGCTATTTCAAGGATAGTTGATACCACAGCGATATTGGCCGAACCACTACCAAGAGAAGTGGACTTATCAACTAGTGGTAGTCTTGAATTCGCCATGTACTATGGAACGGTAACAACTGCACAAGTCACAGACACACCTGGCTATTACCCCTATACAATAGGCTATACTTCCAACCTTGGAAGTCAGACCCAAGGCAAGACTGAAAAAGGTATCATCAAGGTCACTAATCGACCATTTGACACAGGTCTTGACCATGACGAACTAGTAAGAACTTTTGCAAACCTTGCGGACATGGTGCCAAGAAGACAAAGCAGTTTTGAACCACAAATTAAGGCAAGCCTTGAGGAAATCATCTTAGTCATTAGAAACCACTTAAGAGCAGATGACATCACAGAAGATGAAGTCTTCAACCCAGAGTCCTTTAAACTTGCACATGCTTATTGTGCAGCTTCAAGGATATATGAGCAAGCCTTACAGTTTGATGCTGCCAGCATGATGAAAGCAAGGTGTGAAGAATTAATTGATAAGGCTTTAGCCACTATATCACTTGACCTTGATGGAGATGGGTTGGTTGATAGTGGTGAAGAGGTCTTATCGAGAAAAGGTGGTGGACCAACTGACTTTAGAGCAAGTTGGAGAACTTACAGCAAATCAGCAAATGATTCTTTCTTTACTCCGAAACGTGGAATGAGGCACT